TCTGTATCAAAAGTAATTGTGTTGCCAGAAATTGTTGTTGTTATTCCTGATCCACCTATAAATCTAAATGAACCACCTAAAGAAATAGATTGAGTTGTAGATGTATCATCTATAAATGAAATAGTAGGAAAAGTATTTGTAGAGTTAAAAGTTTTATTTGTTACAGCGACACTATTACTATCTGTTAAAAAAGTACCAGCAGTAATGGTTGTACCATCACCTATTGCTGAATAAATCTCATTAAAATTATCATTAATTAGATCACCACCATCACGTAGGGTACTACCCGTTCCGTCATTAGCAACTGTTCCTATATTAATTGTTTGTTTTGCCATTGATTACCTAGTTTCTCTCTCTATATTTATAAACATTTTATGGTGTTGTATCATCAAAAGTTGCAAGATTAGAGTCAAACTTAATTAATGTATTACTAAAGTCATTTGAAGAAGGAACTACTTCACAAGGAAACGCAAAATTACTCTTTAGTTTTTGACCATTTGGATCACTTGTTGCTGTAAATATTGCAGGTGTTTCATTTAATGCTGTATTTGTACCAAATATCTTTAAATTACCTAATACTTGAAATGTAATATGTGAACCTGGATTTGATGTTCCATAAACTGTATTTGCATATTTATTTAAAGAACCCCAACGTGGTCCTGCGTAAGCAAATCCTTGTTTGACAAAGTAACCACCAATAGAATGTCTAACTCTACTTACATAAGTTGTTATAGCAACTTTAGATTTTAATGTTACATCTCTTGTGTTTGCTGGGAAGTGTTCTACTGTAGCAGTATCTAAATCTACATCTGCAGGAGTTAAAGCATTTGCTCTTAATGATGTACCATCTGATTCTGTTCCTAATCTTCTACCAAATAATGTACTGAATAAAGTATTAATTATTGAGAAGATTGGATCGTCTTCAGCACCAGATATTTCACCAACTACAGGTGATGTAATTCTAGCATTAACTCGACTTGTAATATCAACTTCTCCTGCAAAATAAAATCCTGCAGCGTGCATTGTTTTTTTGAAACTATCTCGCCAATCATTAATTGCACGACCAATTTTAATTACATAAGAAAAGTCCTGATAGTATAAACTATCTTGTATTCGCATTGTATTTTCTGACACGTGTCCATCTTCATTTAAAAATGCACCATCTGTATCAGCAACAGCATCAATATTAATAGTTGCTTCAGCGTGATCTGTAAATGCAATAATTGCCGTAGCACCTGAACTAGAACCTGTTATTGTATTGTTAACTGAAAAAGTACCAGTAACATCTTTACTTTTTAAAACTCCTGTTGCATTGTTATAACTTACAACTGTTGCTGTTGCACCACTTGAAGATGTAATTGTTTCTCCGTTAACAAAATCTCCTGTCGCTGTAATTACAATACTATTATTAAATAATTCTACAGTAGGTGGACTAGGAGATAATTGATGTTGTATTCCTGGTTCTAAAGTTTTAATGTCTAATATTCTTCCGATTTCTGTACCAAAAGATTTAAATGTTCCATCTTTACCTGAAGAGGCATTTGTAAATGAAATTGTAGGTAAAGACTTATATCCATCACCACCACTTACTATGAATATATCTGTAACATCTTTAATTCCTGTTCCAGTTTCTTGTACAATCTTTTGACCAAAGTATAAATCTCCATCAGTAGTAGCGTCTTCTAAAACTATGTGATCGTCTGTATTAGTTAATCTTCCTAATAATCTTATATCTTCCCAAAAAGAATTTTTACTTGCAATTGTAGCAGTATCACCAGGACGACTACTAATCTTTAATGTAAATTGTGTTGAGTCTATTTTTGTAATAGTTAAAGTTTCACCAACTGTAAATGTAGGACTACCTGTATAACCAGATAGGTAAATATCATAAGGATCGTGTTGTGTTGTTCCTACGTTTCCTATTGTTGCTGTTGCACCTGAAGTTTGTCCTAATAAAGTAGCACCGACTTGTAAATCTGCTGAAGTAAATCCTGATTGAAAAGTAACTTCATCATATCTGATTACAGGTCCGTTTGGATAAACATTTGTGTCTGCAAATATATTTTCTGCGTCTGATAATCCGTCTTCAGGAGTAATACCACCGTTTACAACTGAAATAAATGCTTCTGCACCTGACCCTTGTGTGCCTGTATTATTAAATACTAAGTCATCTCCTATATCAAAGTCAAATCCTGCATTGTCTATAATAATGTCTGTGATTTTACCAGAACCAATTCCGTTAATTGCAAATAAAGCACCTTGACCACCACCTGTTAAAGTAATTGTGTCTGTTGCGTCATTTAAGGCACCGTCATTTGTAATTGTTTTTGTAGAAGGAATACCTGTAATACTTGCTTTGATAAATCTATCTGTTAAATCGGATGATGTTCCTCTTATGACTTCATCTATTTGAAATGTTCCTACTATTGTATCTGGATTAACAATAAATTCAGAAACTTTATCTCCACCAAAAGCATATCTAAAAACATTTTCAACAACTGCTGTTGCACCTGAAGTTTGTCCTGTAATTGTTCTACCTATTAATAAGTTTGTATTTTCTGTATTTGTAGAATCATCTATTGCACGAATAACTTTTTTAGTATTCCATTTACCATCTGAAACTCTTAATAATTGTTCTCTTGGATATTTTGTTTCTGCTGGTTCATTAAATAATATTCTAAAAAATATTTCGTGTCCTTTACTTGTACCTTTTAATCTGTAAAGTGATTTAATATTTTTAATTAAGTTTCTTCTTTCAACTTCATCATCTAATAATTCAGGTAATGTTGCTAAAAATTCATCTCTAAATTTATTAAGATAAAATTCTATTACTTTGTCTGGATCTTTATGATTTACTAATTGTTGAATTGTAGTAACTGGATTAGGTCGATAACCGTTGATAACAGCACTTGCGTTTGAAGAACTACCTAATATTGTTTCACCATTAATAAATTTATCTTGTGATGAAATATATAATCTATTGTTTACTAAATCTTCAGCAAGAACGGTAGAAGTTGCTTTTGAAGTTTGACCTGTGATTGTTTCGCCTTTTGTAAATTTACCAAAAGCAGAACTTTCTAATATAACTTTATCACCAGAATCTAATTGTGTTCTTTCTGAACCTAAACCACCAGCGTCTAATAATAATAAATTTTCTTGGTTAGTTTCTGTTTCTAATAATATACCATCTGTAGTTTGTACACTAGTAACCTGCAACTCGGCAGATTCCATAAATGTAAAATAGATTTTTAGAAATTTAGCAAACTGTGGGTGGTCATCAATTACGAAATCAGGTAATTGACTATTAATGAGTGTTGAAATTTTATCATTAAATTTTGCCATTGAACATTAATAACTTGTCGGAGTTGTATATCCTACTCCTGCCTCGTTACCTCCACCAATAAAAGTATCTTTTTCTACAGTTACAGTTGAATTAGCAATATCAATTTCTACAATTGTATTTCTTACTGGAACAATATCGTTTGAATTAGGTACTACTGTTATTTCTATTACTGAGGAAGATGATCCTCTAATATTTGAAATGGAAGTTATGTTCAATGAATTTAATGTTACTTGACCTGTAGTATAGTTTACAGTTCCTTGTGTGTTGTTTGCATAAACTCTAACACCGCCGTCAAAATAATATCTTCTAATATTACCTGATCCATCATCATCTAAAAACATTTCATTGTTATTGCCATCTATTTTAAATCCTGATGAAGATAAAATACCACCCATATCAGCGTTGTGACCTGTGTGTGGATTATAAAATGCGTTTCTAAAATAAACGTCATAACGAGTAGAAGTATTTAAAATAGGAGTAAAAGATTTTCTTACTCTAACAGTTGTAATGTTTGAAACAATACTTGCGTCAGCGTCATCTATAAGACCTGTTACTTTTGAATATCTAAAGATACCGTCAAATCTTTGTAAGATGTTTGTATTGTAGTTTGTTAAAGAAGAAATAACTTCAGATTTAATTGTAGCAGCAGTTTTAGTTGTTAATTTAGAATCAAACCTTACAGTTGAATTTAGAATAACACTTACTGTTTCTGGATCAACAATAACTGGTCTAACAGAAGCAATATTATATTGTCTTAGTGAATTAACAATTTCTGTTTTTGTTTGATTAGTTAAAGTAGAACCTGATGCCGCTTTAATTGAAATTTTTACAACACCGTAAACTGGTGTTTCATCTTCTTCACCACCCCAAGCACTAATTGATAATGCGTTAGGATATAATGATCTAACTAAAGTTTCGTAATCAGTTGCTGTTACAGCACGGTCTTGAGCTGCATATTGTAATGGTGCATTAAAACGAATTGACTCTTTTGATTCTGCTTCAGAACCACCTTGTGCAACTGAATTAGTTGTAATAGATACATTTGAAAAACCATCTATTGAACTTGATAAAGTAAATGTAGCAGCGCCGTTTGCCTCTTCTTTGTTTGTAACAACATATTCTAATATTACAATATTACCGTCGGATAACTTTCTACCTAATACACCATCACCAAAATAAATTTGAAATTTACCTGTATCTGTTTCTTGTAAGAAATAAACTTTTGATGTATTGTCAAGTGATCGTACTCCTGTTGCTAATGTGTAAACACTTGAAGTAGCGTCAACTGAAGAATTTTGAACTGTAACTTTTAAAGTTGATGTATCAGCATTTACACTTGGTATAATAAACTTTTGGTCAACGTCTGTACTATCAACTGTATAACGATAGGTTACTAAAGTACCTTCGTAAATACTAATATCTGAAAATCTATAAACTCCGTCTAAAGGAGTAATTGTTGATTCTTGGTTTGTAACAAATTGATAAGTTGTGCCGTCAACTGTAGAGGTAAAAGTTGTTCCTTTATCCATTGTCAAAGAGGATCCTGTTGCGTTGTTTACAACAATTGAAATATTTGCCGATGGTGCTCTTACAGATGAAGGAGTATATCCTAACATCTTTGCTAATGAAACAATATTTTTTCTTATGTCTGCACTATCAAGGTAAACTTCGTTTGCCAACATATTGGCATTAAATCCTAAGTAGTGAGTATTATAGGCAAGTACATCTAACAAAACAGCAAAACCTGAACCTTCAAAATTATAATCTGAAAATTCTGGTTGATCTTGTAAGAATGCTTTTAAATTACTTTTTATATTATCAAAATCTAAATCTGATACTACGAGTTTGTTACTTGCCATTTTATCTTAATCTTTCTAAAAATGTTTCTACTGTAACTGGTTCTGGTACACCAACAACATAAAACATAATTCTTAAATGATAACTGTTTCTATCTAAATCTGGTGTTGCTAATATTTGAACTAAATTAACTCTCGGTTCAAAATTATTAATTACCTCAGCAACTTTTCTTTGTAAGTTAAGAGCAGTTAATGGTGTCATTGGTTCAAACAACATTGCTCTTACATCACTTCCTATTTCAGGATGAAAAGGTCTCTCATAATGATTTGTGTTAATTAAATTTCTAACACTTCTTTTTACTGCCTCAACGTCTGTTAATTTATTAACATCATTTGTAACAACATTTCGACCAAAGTTTAAATCTAAATCTTTATAGATTCTAGTTGATCGTTTAGAATTATTGGTGCTACTAGCATCATAGTTTGGCATAACAGTAATATTTATACGTTATCCAACAAAAACATTTGAAGAACCTGAAATCATTGCACCTGAATCTGCACTATCTCCTATTCTTCCTACTGATATACTGTTTACTCTTACTGTAGAAGAACCAACATTTAAAAATCTAACGTGTGGAGGACAAGGAGGATTGGGTGGTGCTGGGTG